GTGGCGAACGAGTTCTTGACGTCGACCTTAAAGCCCGCTTCCTGCGAGAACAGGTGGCTGTGAGCAGCGCCCGACGTGCCCTTGGCGCGGTCCCACGTCGTGCCGTTGAACAGCATTGCGAAGCTGTTGACGTCGAGGCCGTGCACGTTGGCAGCAACCACGGCATCAGACGAAGCAGCGCCGCCGGTCGAGCGGAAGAGCTGCTCGGCGTCGCCGGGGGTCGCGGCGCGCGAGTGAGCGATCAGGCCGACGTTATCGGGGGTGGGGTTGGTGCTAACGTCATACACACCGTCGAGGTCAACGGTGAGGGCGTTTGCAACGTTAACATCGAGGGCTTCCTTGCCGCCGACCGTGGTGGACGTGATGGTCTGGCCACCGGCGGAGCGAAGGAAGGAGAACACCTTGTCGGAGTTGGTGAAGTCAGCGGCGTCGGCGAAAAGCTGCCTAGAGAGTCCCATTGTTTACTCCTTTATTGCCAAACGAAGAGCTCTAGCACATCGCCTGAGCTCCTCGTGCTCTGAGTATAAATGACCACAGACGCCGTTGCATCCAGGTTGGTCATCTCGTAGGCGCCAGTTGTCACAAAGTTGGTAGTCGTGCCGCCTACAACAGTGGCAATGCGCATGGGAGCGCCCGTGCGGCTCTTAAGAGAGAACTGCCGCGTGCCAGAAGGAACAGCGCAGGCGACCTCTGTCGTATTATCAGGCAGCGGGAGGTTGACGATCGTCGGCGTCGTGACGCTTGCCAGGTTAACCTGCACGTCCCCAAGCAGCCGCACGGCGGGTATGCCGCCCTCGCCCTCCCAGATTTCGTACTCGTTTGTTGTGGTGTTGAGCACGACGATAGGCAAGCCGCGGTCAGTGGCAAGTTCGGCCGGCTGTTCATCTCTCTTCAGCGCGGCTTCAAGGTCGGTCGCAAACGACGATACAACCGAGCCATAAAGGCCAAACTTGGCGTTGCCTCCGACGACTATGATTTCCGCGTAAACCTTGTTGTGGATACGCGTTACAAGAACTTGGTTAGCCGCCGTGCTCGTGGCAGTGACGGTGTCGTGACCCGTTAGGTCGGTGCGTTCTTCGGTCTCGTTGCCGCTTGTCGTCTGCCAGTAGTTGACGGTGACGCTTGCGCCCGGGTCGAGTTCCAGCACGAGGAGCGAGGAAAGAAGCGAGTTGCCATTTGGCTGTATGAGCAGCTCGTACGTCTCGGGCGCATAGACGCCCAGCGGGAGAAGCGTCGTGCTCTCGCTCTCGCGCAGGATGATAGGCGACAAGATCACGGTCATCGTGGGCGTCTCCAAAAAGAAAGGGCAGGCTTTGCAACCTGCCCCATCCTACCGCCTAGCGTCGTTATCAGACAGCGACGTTGATGCCGAGGATCGTGGACCGCTCGGTCGAGGTCGTGCCCGACGCGTAGGTCTGGCCAGCTTGCTTGTGGCCCTTGAAGTCAAGGCGTTGGTACGAAGCGAGCTGATAACGATCGTACTCGGCGCGGGCATCCTGCATCACGCGGACGCGGATCGGACGGCGGCGGCCGATATAGAACCGGGTGATGTTGGCCAGGTGCACGGCGGTCTTCGTCGTGGTGTCGCCGTCGTACACGCCCGAGGCGTTGAGGTCTTCGCGCACGTACTCGGAGACGACGACAGGGATGCCGAAGTACACGGCCAGAGCGCCGGAGAGAACGGTTGCCTGAGGGCCGAACTTCTCAAGGGTGGTCACGTTGTCGAGCTTGAGCATCTGAGCGTATGCGTTTGGTCCCACAACCCAAGCGAGTTCTTTGGGGTTCACGCCGTACTTGCCGGCAAGCTTGCGCATGTCGAGCAGCTTGGCTTCGGTCACGGCGCCGTTGAAGTCGACCGTCGAAGAGGCTTCAAGGGCGAGCTTGCGGAGGCCCTTCCACGACTTGCGATGGTCGGAAGCGGCGGTCACGTCGGAGTCCATGTGCGTGCCGGTCGTGTCGCCGTTGATGAGGGCCGACTCGATGGCGCGGATCTGGGCAGCCACGACGTCGCGGCGAGCGAGTTCGAGGATGGCCGGGGCGCTGTCCTCGTTAAGCTCTTCCGGCAGGAGGAAGTACTCGCCGAGCTTCGTGGCGTTGAAGGTGATCTTGTCCGTGCCGAAGTTGACGTCGGTCATCGCGGCGCCTTCGCCGATGATGCGAGCCTTTGTTACGTCGGTCTGGACAGGAAGCTCCCAAGGGTTGCCAGTCATAGGCAGCTCTTTGAGGGCACCAGAAAGACGGCGCTCAAGCTCATACTCTTCGACGTAGGAGGACGAGAGGATGGTAGGCACCAACTCGTCACCGTCGCCGGCGGTCGTCGACGAGAACGAACGAACGAGGCTCTTGAGGCCGGCATTACGGGCGAACGACGTGTCGAGGATGCCGCGCACGGGGGGAAGACGGCTCACGTCTTCAACTTCGGGGTCGCGGGTCTGGTGGCCGAAGATCTGGGCAACGAAGCGCGCCGTGTCGAAGGTCGACTTGAGGTTGATGGCTGCGAGCTTCTTGGCCTCGTCAACGTGGCGGAAGCGGGCGTCGCAGGTGTTCACCTGGAGAAGCTCGGCGAGGTTGCGGCAGTTGAACGCGCGCAGCAGGGCGGCTTCGTCCGAGCCCATGCCCAGGCGGGCGGGGGCAGCGCCGGCGCCGACGATGGAGCGGGCGGTTTCGAGTTCGTCAAGCTTCTTGTTCACAGCTTCAATCTTGGCGGCGATATCCGTGGTCGTCATTGAATCCTCCATAATTCGTTATTCGATTGGCCATCCATGGCCTCATGCTTAAGCTTATCTCACAAACCGAGGGCCTTTGCGCGAGCTTCGACACGTTCCCAGGTTGCTTGGATCTTCCGGGCCATCTCGCCCATCTCGCCTTCGGGTTCTTCCTCGGGCTTTTCTTCTTCTTCTTTGTCAGCGGAGATCTCGATTTCGACTTCCCGCTCTTCGACCTTAGCAGGCACGGAGAGCTTATTCAGGTCGTCCCTCATAGCCTTGATCTCCGTTACCAAGGCCCCGAGAAGGGATACCATGCTGTCAAGCTTTTGGAACATGGCGTTGTCGTTCGGCACCTGGGGCTCGACGGGCGTGGACGGCTCCTCGCGAGCGCCATCGGCTTGACGGAGGAAGCGGGCCATCTCTTCTTCGGTCGGGCGCCAGCCAGCGCAGCCGCGCTCTTCGGAGCACATGGAGATAGCCATGGCGACGGCCTGCTCCTGGCTCTTGCCCTCCTTGATGAGCAAGGGGATCTTCTTCGACACGCATTCCTGAGCGTCGCCTTCGGCGCGGACGGGAGCTGGCTCGACTTCGGCAGGCGACTCGCCGCCCTCCTTGCTGGCCTCGACATCCATGGCGTTGAGCTCCGCGAGCTTGTCCTTATCGCAGCCAAGGACTTCGACGGCGGCGGAGACGAAGGCGTCAGGCAACGGGGTGGCGTCGCCTTCAAGGGCGCCGGCCAGCTCGCCGGCTTCCATGCCGGAGCGGTCACGCAGGCGCTCCATGACGTCTTCGCGGGAGACTTCGCTGGCGGCCTTGGTCAGGCACTCGTTGACGTATGCGGCAGCCTTAGCGCCACGGATGGTTTCGAGCACGGCCTTGGCCTCCTCTGTGTTGTGGACGTTGCGGAAGGCGCGTTGCGCCATACGGAGCGAAAAGAGCGACTCGGATTGAGCAGGCAGCGAGACGATGCTCACTTCCTGCATTTCCCAGTTACGCACGATCATGGCGCCGGGGTTGTCCGGGTCTTTCTCCATCGTAGCATCCTCTCCGAAGCGCATGGAGAACGCCTTCAGGCATCCCTCTTCGACGAGGTCGCGCACGTAGGCTACTTGTGGCGCCGTGCTGGAGGAGAGCTCGGCCTCGACCCACACGCCGTCTTCGCGCGGCTCGGTCTTTACGACCTTGCCAACGGGCAGGTTCACGTCGTGGTTGAACAGAAGGACGGGATTCGACTGGAAGCGTTCCAGGCGAACACTCTTCGGGTCGAAGCGCGTCCCGTAGGTGTCAACCTTCACAAAGCGGTTTGCATAGCCAGCGATGCGAAACTTTCCTTCGCCGACCTTTCGAACCTGAATAGCGCCGTTAATCGCGCGGATGTTCGTCATGGATACCTTCCTTAGTATTTCTTGGGCATGTTCTTTACGTCGTCTGCGTACTCTTCGAGGTCTTCCGGTGGCAGCATGAGTGCCACGCATCTACAATTCACCGACATCGCCGCACTCAATCCCGGAGACCTTGGCCCGTACCCAGCGCTCCCATCCGGCAGCTTGAAGACTTCATCGGCGTCACCGACCTTGCCTTCCATGGCTTGGTGGTCGTCGCGAACGCGCTCGTCCATGGCCGTCACCCACATCTTCTTCATGCCCGGGATGACTTCCGAGGCGCGCTTCATTGTGGCGTTCGAGCCGATAGAGAAGGCAGAGAGTGTTTCAGTGCGTGCAATCATGTTCGCACGCCAACGGGCCTCGTCCTTCATGTACTGCTGGATGCCGTCGGCGACCTTGTCGACAG